TCTTCAAGAATGTATAAGCTTAATAGAATGGATAGACTAATGACTTTCAATTACTTAAGTAAAGAAAATATAAATAAACGAAATACCATAAAACAAATGAAATGGGATAACTTCAATAAACTTAATCCAGAAGAAAAAGATGCTATCCTAAAGTTATATAACGTTGTAGAGAATGCTCTATATACAATACAAGATTGTAATGATCTATGGTTAAGTGATCTCAAAGAACTAGAATCAGCTCATTGGCATGTTAAAAACCTATGGGCTATCGGTTCAGAACTAGAATCTATGGAGGATACTGATGGTTAATATTGATCTAGATGAAATTGCACATACTATAGTTCAAGATGCAAAAACTGATTTAATTAAAAGTTTAAAGAAAGCTTCTAAAAATTTATTAGGAGATATGCAATCTAATTTAGAAGATAATCTTGAGGATCTAAAACATAATGAGTTTAATGCTGGTTGGGGTGAATTCAAACAACTTGTCCTTATGTATATCAAAGATCAATTCGGAGAAGAATCTGAAATAGGTAAACTATTGTTAGATGATATAGAAAACTTATGTTAAAATAAAAAACCCCCTAGGTACTGTAATAGTACTTAGGGGAAACCTTTTTATTATACCCGACATCCGTTGCCCGGCATCCGTTATAGCAGATCGCTAGCGCGATCAGTTAATTAGGTTTTATAATTTCTTTTAATTGTCTGTCTAATTCTTCATCAGTCAAGTCGGACACAGAAACTTCTGTATTCGTCTGATCAATCCTAGACAACTTAGGCGATTCAAACTCTGCAAGAGACTTCGCTAGGTCTGCTGCTTGTACTAGATCATCTTCATCTAATGCTTTAACCATTAGTATCCGAAGAATATCTACAGCACCTACAGGGTTCTCTTCAAATGAATCTTTGAATTCCTTAAATTGTTTAACTGTTAACTTCAACTGTTCTCTCGCAAGGTTATTTGCTTTGCGACTTGCAGCTGATTTTAACTGATACTCTCTAGCATTCTCAGAAGTAAGTAATGGCTTGAGGTTCTTTAAACTATTTGGATGTGAATTATAAGCCATGCTAACTCCTCTTGGCTGTTAAAATTAATCTCTTTAAGGGGTATATACAAAAATATTAAAAAGAAAGGATATGTTATGACACAAGATGTTGTAGAAAGACCAAACCACTATACGAGATGGACTATAGAACCCATTGTTTTCATTATGCAAAATGGTGCAGAGTTCTGGCGTGGTAATATTGTAAAATATGCTATGAGAGCTGGTTTTAAATTGTATGATGGTCAAGATGAAGTAACATCAGAGATAACAGATTTACGAAAAGTCATACGATATGCTGAAATGCGTATCAATCAACTCGAAGGAAAAGAAGCAAATGACATATGATAAAGACTTAGATGGTTTAGGCTATTGGGATTTCATAGCTCAAAAGCTTCAATCCGAGTACACATGCACTAGATGCAAAGTAAAATATAATAGAATGAGCTTTGACAAAGGTAGAATTTGTCCAAAGTGTACAAACAAAGAAAGTGAATAGAAAATGAGACTATGTTATGACATAGAAACAGATGGATTTGACGCAACTGTAATATGGTGTTTGGTTGCACAAAATATGGAGACAGGAAATGTATATAGATACTCTGACCACGACGATAAACTCCCTCCTATCAAGGATGGGGTATCACTACTCAACAACGCCAAAGTACTTATCGGGCATAACATCATCGGATTTGACAACGTGCAAGTCGATAAACTTTATGGAACCAATCTTAACTCAAAGAAATGCTACGACACATGGATCATGTCACAAGTCCTACGATACAGACGAACCCACAAGCAAGGTCTTGCAGGATGGGGAGAACACCTAAACAACTCTAAGATCCACTATGATGATTGGAGTTGCTACAGTAGAGAGATGCTTCGATACTGTGTTCAAGATGTTAAGCTGAATGTGCAAGTGTTCAATGAATTGATAGAAGAATTCAAAACTATTAACTCTAAGAACCCCTTGATAAAACAAGGGTTAAGAATAGAACATGATGCGGCTGTATTCAACGCTAAAACTAAAGAATTAGGTTGGAAATTTGATGTAGATCTAGCTCACAAGAACCTCAAAATGATGGAAGATAAGATGACTACTATATGTAGTGTCATAGAACCTGAGATGGGTGAGTACAAACATTACATCGACAAGATACCTAAGACACCTAAGTTCAAGAAGAATGGTGACTATACAATATCAACTGCACGAATACTCTCTGAGTACTTAGGGTACGAGGTGAAGTGTGAAGATACACACGTAATGTCAGCAGGTACAGAGTTCCAAAGGTTCACTGTAAATGGTGTGACATTAGGGCAACTAGATCTCGTCAAAGAGTGGTTACTAACGAAGAAAGGTTGGAAACCAGATGAGTTCGTTAAGAAACGTATGCCAGATGGTACTTGGGTAACCACTACACCTAAACTTACCACCACATCGCTTCTAAAGCTCGGTGAGCTAGGAGAGATGATTGATGACTACTACACCTTACGAAATCGTTCCTCGGTTATACGAGGCTGGTTGGAGCAGATAAAGGATGGACGTATTCATGGTAACATGTGGGTCATAGGTACTCCTACGTTCAGAGCAAGGCATGAAATCATTGTTAACTTGCCAAGTGTTACTGCAAAGTATGGTAAAGAACTAAGAGAATTGTTTGTAGCTGATGACGATATGGTTGTTGTTGGAGCTGACAGTTCAGGTAATCAATTACGTGGCCTATGTCACTACGTTGGTAACGAAGACTTCACACATGAGGTATGTTATGGTGACCAACATCAAAGAAATGCTGACTCCCTAGGATGCTCAAGAGGTATCGCAAAGAACTACCTGTACGCCTACCTCTTCGGAGCTGGTGACGCTAAACTTGGTCAAGTACTTACTGGTAAATCAAATGCCAGAGTAGGTAAAGAATCAAGAGCTAAGTTCGCAAAAGGTATTAAAGGCTTAGATGAGCTACGTAAGTGGGTCAGTGAGACATGGACAAATACTTTCCATAGTCAAGGAGCTGGCTGGTTTCCTGCACTAGATGGAAGACCAGTATTTGCTACGTCAGAACATCAGTGTCTTAATTACTTACTGCAAACAACAGAAGGTATCACATGTAAAGCAGCGTTAGCATACTCCATGCGTAAGATAGAAGAAGAAGGGTTAGATGCACAACCTAGACTGTTTTACCATGACGAGATTGCATACGTCGCATCGAAGAAAGATGCTGATCGTGTTGGTGAGATACTACAGGAGTCCTTCAGAGAAGCACCTAAGAAGTTTGGTGTTGAGTGTATGGATGGTGGTAACTACGTAATCGGTTCAAGCTACGCAGATGTACACTAATGGCGAGTAAAGGAATACCGAAGGGTAAGAACTACAATGGCTGTAAGTATACTTCTAGATGGGTAAGACAAAGATATCGTAAAGATATAATACATAGATGGAAAAGGATTAAGGGTTGCGAAAACTGTGGCTATAATGCTAATGGTGTAGCCCTTGACCTTGACCATATAGAACCCGGAAAGAAAGCATTCACTGTCAGTGAGGGTAGAACTATCTCATCTAAGAGATGGACTACAGTAAAGAAAGAACTCTCTAAATGTAGAGTGTTATGTAAGAACTGCCATGCAGTAAAGACATATGTAAATCAAGATACTTATAAAGAAAGGAGTAAGTATGCAAGATGATAACGGCTTAATACTAGTCGATGCTGATTCAATATATTTTAAAGCAGCATGTAAAGCAACAACAAGAAAAGATCTTCAAAGGAATATCGATTCTCTAATGGCAGATATATCAAGTCAATGCTTTTGTGGAGATTTAAAAGTAGCTGTAAAAGGTAATGGTAATTTTAGAAAGGATCTATATAAACCTTATAAAGGCACTAGACCTGATCTTAAAGAAGAACTAAAGAAATCTTTAAGGCATGGTCATAAATACATGGTTAAGAAGTGGGGAGCAGTGACAGCTCATGGCATGGAAGCAGATGATCTTGTTTCTATATGGGCTTATGAGGCTCGTGAACTAGAACTATGGTACACTGTAGTAGGTATTGATAAAGACTTATTACAGATCCCCGGAAATCATTACAACTTCAATAAGAAAACTCATGTATTTGTTGACGATGATCAAGCACATAAGAACCTTATGATACAATGTTTAGTCGGCGATACTTCAGATAACATCCCCGGAATTAGAGGAATAGGTCCAAAGAAAGCTGAGAAACTATTAGAGGGTGTATCCACTGATGCAATGTGGAGTCATGTTCAGAAAGCATGGCTAGATAATAATGCAGGTGACCCTAAGATGTCTTTGAGATTACTATCAATGATTAAAACATGGGAGGAATGGGAAGATATTAAGTCATCTATTCAAGATAAAACCCCTGAGTGCAAACAAGATGCTGGGAGCGAGAGGGAAAAGATCCTTCAAGAGTCCTGAGTATGTTAAGTACCAAGAGGATATCGGTGAGTTTCTTAAGGACGTAGAGTGGCCTTTCGGAATTAACCAAGTAACATTCGAGGTTGAGGGTGGCTTCTCAAACAGAGGAGCTGATCTTGACAATATAATTAAACCAATATTAGATACATATCAAGGAATATTTGAGGACTTCAATGATAACAAAGTATACAAAATCAAACTCAGAAAACGAATCATCCCAAAAGGAGAAGAATATATTCGAGTCAGAGTTTATAAAGAGCAAGAACAAGAAGAGTAATCTACGTAAAATGAAAACGAAGATAAATAGATCAAAGAATAGAAAGCTAAAGGCAGAAAGAGAGTATCAATGAGTAGATATACAATGGGTCCATGTGAATTCTGTGGCTCATCAGATGCGTTTGCATCCTACGACGATGGAGTTGGAACTTGTTTTAGTTGCAACAGATCAAAGAAATTAACTGAGGAAAGGAATGAACCAATCACCTATACAAATACTGATGTCATCACCAACATTTCTAGTTATACTAGTTACGGTGTATCTAGCCGTAATATATCTAAGGAAGTAGTAGACCATTACGGTGTTAAAATGTCAACAACTCCCGAAGGAAAACCAGGGTCACACTACTACCCATATACCAAAAAGAACAATATAGTAGCCTATAAAGAAAGAATATTACCGAAAGACTTTAGAATACATGGCAACTTCTCTAATGTAGAATTGTTCGGTCAAAGTGTATCTTCAGGTAATAAGATGCTGATAATAACTGAAGGTGAGCTTGATGCTATGGCAGTCTCTGAAGTCTTCTATAGGAAGTACAAGAGATTTTATGCGTGTGTATCAATACCATCTGCATCAGCAACTAAAGTTGTGCTTGAACAAAGAGATTGGATCAATAGATTTGACAGTGTTATTCTGATGTTTGATCAAGACGAAGCAGGTGAAGCATGTACTGCATCGATTGCTAAGATGATATCAGCAGGTAAAGTAAAGGTAGCGACACTACCTAAGAAAGATCCATGTGCAGTCTTGTCTGAGCTTGGAGCGCAAGCATTAGAGAGATGCGTATGGGATGCACAACCTTGGTCACCTGCAGGTATTGTTGTAGGTGAACAGATATGGAACAAGTTCACTGAACGTCAGAACGTAGAGTCTGTTCCTTACCCTGAATGTTTAGAAGGATTAAATCATAAGCTTAAAGGTATAAGACATGGTGAGATCACACTATTCACAAGTGGTACAGGCAGTGGTAAAAGTACTGTCATTAAAGAGATAATACTAGATCTTCTTAATAAAACAGAAGATAAAGTAGGTTTGATATCTCTTGAAGAAAGCATTGGTGATACTGCAGAGAAATTTATATCAATGCAAATGAAGAAGAATATAATAGATTCAGTAGATCCTTCTGAAGAAACAACGAGAGAAGCTTTCGATGCTGTTTTTGGTAGTGAGAAACTAATTCTATTAGATCATGCAGGATCTGTAAGCGACTCTAGTCTCATTGAGAAGATCGAGTACATGGCATTGATGGGTTGTAAGTACTTGGTACTAGATCACATCACTATCGGTGTTTCTGAGGGATCTGAG